ACAGACGCTAAGTTGGCTGAAATCTTTGAAGTAGAGAACTTCTTCGTCATGGAAGCTGTCAATAACACTGCTGTTGAGGGTGCTGCCGAAAGCAATGCCTTTATCGGTGGTAAACATGCTCTGTTGTGTCACACACCTTCAAGTGCTGGTCTGATGACCCCTGCTGCTGGTATGACATTCGCTTGGAACAACATTCCCGGTGCAAACAACTTGGGTATCACTGTTGAATCCTTCTCGGATGATGCACTGAAGCGTCAGCAAATCGCTGAGCATATCCAAGTTAAAATGTCTTACGACATGAAAGTTGTTGGCGCAGACTTGGGCTACTTCTTTAAAGACATCGTACAATAAATGTACCTTGGTGGGGGGCTTAGGTGTCCCTCACCACTTACACTATATAGGATACCCCGACAATGCACCCTTCATACCTTGGTTGGCAGATAGACTGGCCTGTTTTCGTAAAGAGATCATTTACCTCAGACGGTAAACAGTGGGAAACCCAAGAACATTATAACTGGTTAAATCGTGGCATAGGTTCAGATGCCGTAGCTAGTTTGTATGTTCAAGGCTTTATACACCACAATAGAGAATTAGAGAAACAAGCTAAAGTTGGAGATAGGCTAAGTGAACTAGCTGGCCCACAACTAGACAAGCTGATAGGACTTCTTAACGCAGAAGTAAAAGCTAACACTAACAGTAATACAGAGTACACAGAAAAGAAAGTTAAGCAGTCTAAGATAGATGCTAAACAACGCGCACTACTAAGAAGTTACCTTCGAAACAACAGATGGATCGAAGATAAGTTCTTTGAAATAAGAGACGGTATATTAGAAGACTAAAGCAGGAGTAGACGATGGGGTGGACATATGACCCAACAAATCTTGGAACGGCAGATGCAGCCCAACGTCTTAACTCTGTTAGGCTCTTAGTAGGTGATACTGATACTTCAGACCAACAGCTACAAGATGAAGAGGTAGTCTTTGGCTTAGGTCAAAATGGCAACTCTATCTATCACACAGCTAGTTGGTCTGCTAGAACTATTTCATCTAAGTACTCAAGACGGGTAACAACAGCTTTAAGCGGGGCTTTAAGTGCTGACTACTCTGACCTAGCTAAACAGTATATGGCTCTGGCTGACACCTTAGAGTACCAAGCTAAGACTTCTGGTGGTAACATAGGCATCTACGCTGGTGGCATCTCTAAGACCGCTGTGGATGCTGTTAGAGATAACACAGACCGTATTAAACCTTCTTTCTATAGAGGCAGGTTTAAGAACCCTTCCGATTCTCAAGAAATAGAGTATGAATAGGGGTAGGGTATGTCATTTCGCTCCTTTGACTTACTTAATCTTGTAAGGGACTTTGGTTCAGATGTAACACTAAGGAAGACTAGTACTTCTGGAAGTTACAACCCCGCTACAGGTTTGGTGGATGGTTCAGCTACTACTGACCATACAGTAAGCTCTTACTTTTTTAACTTTTCTGTAGGTCTTCCTGTTGGGGATGAGGTTCGCAGGGGTTCTAGCCGCTGTATAATCCCAGCACTGGGTCTCTCTGTTGTGCCTGACGATGAAGACAAGGTTATAGGACTTGGAAATACATATGAGATAGTATCAGTACAAACTTTCTATAGTAATGGTATCGCTATCTGTTATATATGTGAGGTCCGGGAATAATGGTTAGCTCAACTAAAAGTTTTGGTAGTATACAAGCCACCTTCAAGTCCATCAATGATAAGATAGAGAAAAAAACAGCAGAGGCCGTAGAGCAAATTCTTGAAGACATTGCTTACTACGCTATCTACAGGGGTGTACCTGACCAAGCTGTTGACACAGGTGCTTATGTAACCTCATTTTCCATTGGTCCCGCTGGTTTTGGTGGAGGCAGAAGTCGAAGTTCAAAGGGTAAGTCAAGGAACCAGAACCCTCAAGCAATGAAGGAACAAGGTTACTCTCAACTTCAAAGTGACATTAGTGGTATTAATTTTGTGGAGTTGCTAAAGTCTGGTAATGCCAAATTTACCCTTCGCAATCGTGCTCCTCATGCTTACGCTGTTGAGAACGGTGGCATAACTTGGAAGAGATACCCTACAGGCTACGGCGTATTCGCTAAGATAAAGAGTGAGTTCAGATGAGTATTTATAATGACATTCGCGCTGCTCTTGAGAGCCACTTAGCTAGTACTTCTGGACTACCCTCTGGAATAGCCTATGAGAACGTCTCATTTGAGCCACAGACAGGCACTAGCTTCCTTAAGGTAGCCTTCGTCCCAACGTCTCGTAAACCCGCTGTAAGAGGCTTAAATCCACAACAACGGTATCAAGGGGTCTTCCGTGTATTCTGTTACACACCAGAGGGTAATGGCCCAGCTAATGCTGATGATATAGCCAATAAAGTTATCACAGCCTTTGATGCTACAACTGACATCTCTTTTACCAATAGTGATGCTGAGACTTTTATAGTTTCTATTGACTACGCTGATAGAGACAACGGCTTTGTAGATAGCCCTTGGTATTATACAGTAGTAAATATCGGATGGTACATCTACAACGTTTAAAGGAGTACACAATGTACAAAGCACTAAAGAATTTTACCTCCGTAGGTAAAACTTACCTAGTCGGTGATAATGTTCCCGCCAGCCTTGCTACAACCTTAGACCCTTCCTTAGTGGAATCTTCTGGTGTTGTATCAAAATCTAAGAAATCAAATGTAAAAAGTGAAGTCAAAGCTTCGCACAAAGGAGAATACTAATGGCATTCGCACAAGGTAGCCGTTCAAGTCTAGCTTACATAGCTGAGACAACATTTGGCACAACGCCATCAACACCAACTTTTGCTAATCTTCCTATCAACTCTCATTCTTTAGACTTAACTAAAGATCGTGTGGAAGGTAACGAAATTCAAGCTGACCGCATGTCAAGAGTTGACCGTCATGGGAACAAGCAAGCTGGTGGTTCTATTGAAGTAGACCTTCGTAAAGGTGACTACGATGAACTACTTGAATCAGCTTTCTTTAACTCATACACTACAGACGTTTTGAAGGTAGGCACTACACCTAAATACTTTTCGATTGAGGATGCGGCTAACGACATTAGCGAGTTTCGATTGTTTACAGGTTTGGCAGTATCTTCACTAAACGTCTCTATTGCACCTAATCAGATGGTTACAGCAACCTTCGATATGGTTGGTAAAGGTATGACACAAGCTGCTACAACAGGTTCTACAGGTGGCACACCAACAGCCTCATCAACTAACTCCCCCTTTGACAGTTACTCAGGAACAATCACAGATGGGGGGTCAGGAATTTCTATCGTCACCTCGATTGACTTTAGCCTAACTAATTCACTAGCCCCTACCTTTGTAGTTGGTGCTGATAATGCACAGTCCCTTGAATTTGGTAGTGCTGTTGTTGAAGGTACAATGACAGTTTACTATGAAAATGAAAATCTCATAAACAAGTTCTTAAATGAAACTGAAAGTGCTATAACTGTATCTGTTGATGATCCTACGGGTTCTAACGCATATACTTTTGCTTTCCCCCGTGTAAAGTATAATGGTGCATCTGTACCACTTCAGAATCCTCAGTCTCGCCTTATTACAATGCCATTTGTGGCCCTGTATGATACTACTGAGAATACAAACTTGAAGATGACACGTACATCCTAATCCCTAGCTAGGGTAGAGTGGGGGCTTCTGTCGGGTGAGGTTCCCACTCACTATTAAATTACCCGACTTAACCTCGACAATAATCTTATAGAAGGAATCCCGACATGGATTTAATGAATATCGGCACTACAAAAGATACTACAGACGTAACCTTGTACAACCCCGTCAACTCTGAGATACTGACTAATGATGATAAGTCAGAGATGACTATTACAATACATGGCCCTTACTCAAAGAAGTATAAGACAATATCTCATGCTCAACAGAACCGCCGCTTGATGAAAGCACAACGTACTGGTGGTAAGCTTAACCTAACCGCTGAGGAGATTGAAGCATCTGCACTAGACCTTCTGGTAAAGTGTGTTGACGGTTGGAACATTACTCTTAGTGGTGAGATGCCAGATTGTAAAGAGTCTAAGGTACGTGAAGTCTTTGAAGCATTACCTTGGGTGCGTGAACAGGTGGATGCTGCATTGGGAGATGCCCAAGCTTTTTTGGACAAATAAGGGCTGACTTAGAGGAGTACGCTGAGTATTCCTTTAAAATGGGTAGGAAGGTCTCAGGTGGTAAAGGTAAAACTACTGAGGCCGACCACCTAGCCCAAGTCGCTAAACAATTAGGGAAGGACTTAGAAGATGTTGAAAAGTTTAACTCTAATGCTCTCTTCCCAGATATAGCCTCGCACCTATGGACAACATTTATAGAACTTCACGATGGTAGAACCTACGGTATGAGTGGCCCTAATCCTATCTCTTACGACATCATTAAGGCTTGGTGTGATCTTACAGGTGTAGACCTTTCCCCTTGGGAAGTAACTATTATAAAGTCTCTGGATAACCTCTGGATTAAAATTACTGGCGAGGAAGTTAATGGCTGATCTTATTGAACTTGATCTGGTGGTAAGAGACAAGGGGCTAAAAGCCTCCATCTCTACTGTTGAGCGTCTTGAGCGTCAAATTATTAAAGCCGCAAAAGCTGTTGACCAGAATAGTATCTCTCAAGTTCGTTACAATAAGATTTTACTTTCTACTAAAAGGGAGTA